TCTGGTTTCATACGAGCAGCCTCTAATATTTTTGGCCCAACATTGTCTTCACCAAACTCTTGAACTGCTTGTCTAGCTGTAAGTTTATATTTTCTGTAAAGTGTATCTATGTAACCACTTATGTTTTCGTGTATATAAAATTCTGAAATATGTAAAGTTTGAAAATGTATTGAATCTTCTTTAAAACCTTTATTGCCTTCCTCAACAAACAAACAACCAGTTCCTATTGAACACAAATCTAAATATAATTCATGTACTTCTGTATTAAAATTAGTTTGATTAAAAACATCATACATTCTTTTTGCAGAGTCTTCTAAATATAGCTGTACCTCTCTGTCTTGATTTAAATCATCATCATTTGTAGTTAAGAAAAACCATTGCCTTGATGGTGATGTAAGGGTTCCTTGTAAACTAGCAGCAAGTAACATATTTGCTGTCATAGCTGTAGAATCAAACAAGACCTCTGTTCTTTTATCTCCACTTATTCTTTTTGTAACTATGTCAGCTTTACGTGGCATTACGTAATCTAAAATTTCTTGCCAATGATCTTCCCAAGTTCCTCTATTAGAACTCATTTCATTATATCTTTTTTTAATGTAATCGTATTTTTCCATTAATAACCACCAAGTAATGTTCTTGATGTAGTAGCTTCTTCTTCAACACCTTGACCACCAGTTAAAATAGTTGATTGCATACCCATAGCTTTACCAGCTATAAGTCTTTTCTTTTCTTTTGCCAATTCTGCTTCTGCTTGTTTTTCTCTTTCAAGCAATTCTGCATCAGGACCTGGTGGTAGCTTTGGCATTTTTGGTGATAATATTGGTCCTATTATTGGTATGTTACCCATTTACAATCCTCTTTTTGCATTCCATAAATTATAATATCATATAGTGTATCATCTTTTTTTACAAAATTCTTTAATAATCCTTCTTTTTTAAAACCTACACCTTCAATTAGCTTTTGACTACGTTTCTTATTTGCAAGACAAGTAGCAGTTACTCTCTGACATTTTGCTTGATTAAAAATATAATCAAACATTAATATAATAAATCTTCTTTGTACAGCACCTGGGTACTCTGCAGCTATATGAACATAAATATTGTTACCATCATAATTACAAAAAAGTATTACACCTACTATTTCATCTTCATTAACAAAGCCAATAGTTGTATAATCATCTACTTCAATATCTGCTCTAGGCGAAATCCATTTGTAAAATTTTTCTTTTTGCAACTGATCAAAAACTGGTTCTATCATTATCCACCTAATAAAGTTTTGCTTGTTGTTGCTTCTTCTGTAATACCAGATGCACCTGTAAGCATGGTTGATCCACCATACTGTGATGCAAGTCTTTGTGCGACTGGCTGTGTTGTAGTTGGCATTTTTTCCAAAAGTTGTTTTGGCTCTGGTACTTTTCTTTTCTTTTTACCAATACCTACAACACCACTTATTGCTCTGCCTACTACACTACCAATGATTGATGGTACTATTGATGCTACTGAACCCATTATTTTCTCCTAGCAGTCTTTGCAGCTCTTTTAAATGCTGCAGCTGTTGGACTGCCTTTTGCTCCTTTTTTTCTCATTTTTTCACCACGCTTACGCTTGGCATGAATATTTGCATATAATCCTGGTTTTTTCATTTTTTCTTTTTACTTCCTTTTCTTAACAAATCAGCGTCTGCTTTTCTAGCTCCACCCTTACCTGTTACAAAACTTTTAACTCTACCCATAGCCCATTGATGTGCAGATACTTTTGGCCTAGAACCTGAAGAATAATAAGCTCCAAGGCCACGCTTATATACAGCATCTAATTTTGATTTAGAAAATTTTGAAGAACCAGATATGCCACTATACTTACCTGTTTTCTTTTTTACTGCCATTATCCTCTGCTCCTTTGCTTACTAATTTTGTCCATCATGGCTGGAGTAAGTTTGCCTTCTCTATAAAGTTTACGAGTCCTTTTAATTTCTGCTTCACGCTTTTTAGGATTCTTAGCACCTCTAACATATTTTGTGGGTACACCACCTTTTGTTTTAGCTACTTTTTTAAACTTTCTTTTTGCCATTTCTTTTTTTATTGCCTTTTAATTTTGCAAAATCAGCACCAGTAATTTTATTTCTTGGTGATGCAACCCTAGCAATTTTTTTTTGTTTTGGTGATAATTTTTTACCTGGCACTACATCATCCCCTTTTTCTTTTTCATCATCATTTTCTTTTTCATGGCTGGTGTCATCTTTGTTTTAGCTTTTTTAGATGGCTTACCTCTTTTACTTCCGTATGTTCCTTTTCCCATTGGCATAATAATATCCCTCCTATGCTCTACTAGTTTTTTTCTTCTTGTGTTTATTAGCAAAATTTCTTGCTGCTTCAACACTACCAAAACCCCATTTTTTTAGGGCTAAGGCTTTTCTGGTTGGTCGGCCCTTGCTATCTTTCATAGGTCCTTTCATACCAGCAAATCTTGCAGCGAAAGAAACACGTCTAGGGTTTGTGCCAGACTTAACAGGAGGTTTTAGATTAGATCCTTCTTTTCTTTTAAAGTATCTTCTACCTGCTGCAGTAAGTCCACCAGTTTTACTCTTGTGTTCTTTTCTCATGCAAAAATATTAAACTCCGATTCAGCTTGTATGTTCATAGGTTCATAGTTTTTAATTCTTGCTTTTCTTAATGACATAACTGCATAACGCATAGCAGATATAACATCATCATGAGCTGCAACAATCTTACCATTTTTCCTATGATACATTCTAAGCTCAGTTAAAAGTTTATCTTGATTCTTAAAAATTTTCAATCTTTTTGTTTGCATTCTTGTATATAGTTCCATAATACCAGCTTCAACTGAGTTACCACCTGAACCTTCTTTTTGTCCTTGTGCTGGTGGGTTACTAAAATGTTCTCTTGTCATGTTTACACCCTCTGCTCTGTATTGCTCAGTAAGAGATTTACCAGAACCTTTGTCAGCTTGTCTGCCGTCCATAGGCCAGATCACAGGTATCCAGTTACCTCTTGATTTTATTGCACTCGCATGGATTGGCACAGCCTCTTGTCTAAGAGCATAGCTATCATAAACATACGCTACATCAGCATCTCTATCCCATGCAATCCATACGGCAGCAGTTGGGTGATCCCATCCAAAATCTAGCCCACATATTCTTGTCCAATGATCTGGTATATCTATTGGTTCACAAACTATTTCATCTTCTGCCACAGGAAATACAAGACCAGAACCTATTTGTGGTACACCTTGCTCACGCATCTTTCTTTCGTGTGGTGGTAACGCAGCAAGTATTTGCTCTCTTATATTTGATGTCATATGAGGTGCATCATCCCAACCAGCTTGTAACAGTGCTTGGCCAGGTCTAAGGTCATTCATAAACTGTGCTACTGTTTCTGTCATGCCAGACTCAGGTGTAAATGTCATATACACTATGCCACCTCTGTCTGCAGTTCTTGTAAGTGCTTGAGTATATATTGAGGTTGGTGGTTCTTCATCTAACCAGACTACATCTACAGCTTCACCCATCCATTTTTCTTTACCCATTTCATATGCTTTGAATGCAAGTCTTGACCACCCACCACTAACGTGCTTGATAACTAAGCTGTTCATAGCATTTGGCACACCTGGTTTTCTAGTTGTATCTCCTATATCATCAAGTGGTATAGATCCTGTACCTTTAGCACTAGGATCATCTGGTTGACCTACAAGTTCTTTCTGACATACATCTCTAGTAGTTTCATTTGACACACCACCTACCCAGGCCCTTATAGGTTTATCAAACTTCTTGCCTTTCCACCAGTCAGGATATTTGCCAGTTAAATGATATGCCATTTCCATAGCACCACAGAAGGATTTTCCTATCCTATTACCAGCCATAAGTAATCTTTGAGATGCTATGGTATTGTGAAAGTTTATTTGATACTCATATGGTTTGTAATGTTTAAGTGTATTAGTCGCTTTTCTTTTCTCTAATTCTTTAGCTATTTCTACTGCTCTTTCTAAACTCATACTTCATTACCCCAAACATCCCACCCCTCTCGTTTCTGACGAGCAAAAATGTCTATACGATCATCACCTAATGGTTCTATATAATTATAAAACTTATTTGGTTTTTGTGAATGTTTAATGTTTTCTGCTTGAAAAACTAATGGTATTAATTTTCTCTTTGGCCATAGTGGTGGTTTTGGTCCATTGTAACCAATAGCTATAAACTCTGCGTTCCATCTATAACCATACAAAGGCATACCTGCAGATTTACCATAAGTTTTTTCCCACACACTCATTACAAGATATTTAAATCCCCAATTTTCTAAAATATTTTTAACATCAAAAATGTACCTTTGAGTAGTCCACAAAAAAATCCATGCTTGATCTTTAGCTACATCTTTGATATTTAGTTGACTTATAAGTTCTACACTTTCGACATGATTTTTACCCATAACTTTATAAGGCATATTTTTTTGATTAGCTCTTGTTTTGTGAACTGCTGTTTTTAACCACCAAGGTGGATCAACAACTATTACATCATATTTCTTTTTTGGCAGATTTAGCATCTATAAACTCTCTTAGTTCTGCTGGAGTATATAAACAATGATTCCAGCAGTAAACATAGTCTATTTCATAATCATCACTTTCTGATGTATTTATTAAATCAAGAGCATAGCCACAACAAGGGCAGTTGTAAAACCCCTCGTCATCACTTGAATTGTTATGTTGCCAGTTTTCTAGTAGGTATTCGTCCATTAATTTAGATCATCCTTGTCAGGAGATGCTATTTTGATTACAGACAATAAACGACCAAGTTCTTCTTGTAATTCTTCATCTGTTTTTTTGTTTGTTACATCTTCAATTTTGTTAACTGTTTGATAACCTGTCCTGTCAAGCAATGAATTGATAGCACCTAGCTTTACTGACTGTGTAGTTTTATCATCTTCTACCAGTTTTATAAGTTTATCTATAGCCAAAGGTGCAGCACTTGCCATTAACTTTCTAGTATGTTCTGTTATTTCATTAGATAGTTTGTTTTTTAGCTCATATCCCTGCTGTTCTGCAGTTTTTTCTGAATATCCTGCTTTTATTGCAGACGCTTTTGCATTACCTGTTTGAGAATAGTGTTCTATAAACGCTTTTTGCTTTTCAGTTAGTTGTTTGTACATTGTTTTTACTACTATAACACTTTTATCTTGTATATACAACCTGTATACCTATGTAAACACCTAAAAATACCCCTACAATGCGTGATCGAATCCATATATATATAGCAGTTGCTGTCGTTTTGGGGGGTAGTACCCTTATAGACTATACTTTCTTTTTGTACATTATAAACTTTTTATACAGTAGCCCTGGAAATGAGTGTATGGGTGGGGTGGAAAGCATATTTTTATGCAATTTCTGATCCTATAGATTATATATTAGATCGTAGTAAAACTTCAATATCGTTAATAGATCCTTTTCTAGATTGTCAGCCGTTCAACTAAAGTAGTTAATAATATTATTAGGTAATAAATATAATAAGAATCTATCTATATATAATTATACCTGCTAAAGTTTTTAATTAATATAATAGATGTAAATAAATTATAAAATAAATTTGACAATATATTATATAGTATGCTACTATTATGATATCTAAAACTTGGAGGTTTTAAAATGTATAAAAGAATGACAAAGGAAGATATAAAACTAGTAAAGGAAAAATATGACAATGGGGATTTGGAACTATGGGACGATTGCGTAGAATATGAAATATGGAAAGATTACGCAACAGATAAAAAATATTATGTACCACTTGAGAAGGTAAGATTTTGGGAAGAGGTAGAGGAGGAAAAATAATGATTAAAACAAATTTAAATTATGCATGGTTAAAACATCAAATTAAAAATGATTATAATATTAATCTTGATGATTTACCAGCGTATCAAGTAGGAATAATAAAATATCTTTATAAACAAGCAATAGACTATAAAAATAAACATTTAAGATTAACAACTTTTAACGAATATATAAGGGAGGTAATCCATGGAAGATAAATTTACAAAATATTTTAACAATTTTGAAAATGTTGATAAGCTGGTTGATTTATTAGGTGAGTGGTACGAATCAGAAGTTGAATTCAGTAAAAGGGATTTAAATGAAGATTCAAGCCATTTTAATGATGATGAATTTCACGAGTTAGTAAGTATCATATTAAGTCAAAGAAATAAAATTAAAAAAGGAGGTATAAAATAATGTCATTAGTAATTAAAACAAAATTTCTAGCGCCTACAGATACAAAAGGCGAAAGAATAAAATGTTGGACTGATACATATAATAGAGGTTCAATGTCTGCAACTATAGGCTGGAATTATTCCCTTGATACTGCAGAAAATCATTTTGAAGCAGTCAAAGAATTTTGTAACAAATATAATCTTGATTGGTTAAAAGATGGCAACATGGAAACGGATAAAAAATTAACACATATGGTTTATGGATCAGACAACAAAGGTTATTATTTTTGTTTTCCATATTCTAAAATTAATATATAAAGGAGGTAAAAAATGATTAAAGATATTAAAAAACATTTACTTAATACAAAAATAGTAGATGTTAAATATATGACAAAAAAAGAAACGAATGATTATGGATGGTATAAAACACCAATAGTTATTAAATTATCAAATGGTGTTGTACTTGTACCAATCCAAGATGATGAAGGTAATGATGGAGGAGCCATAGCAACCAACATAGAAGGATTATCAACGATCCCAACAGATTATTAAAAGGAGGATAAACAATGGAATCATGGAGTATAAAAGATCTTAAAACATGGATAAATTATTTTGGTAAAAGTAAAACAGCTAATTATTTTTTAGGTGGACCAGATGAAAAAACGATCAAAAAGGTTAAAAGGATCTTAAAAGAAAAATTAAAGAAAAAATGCAAAAATTAATAAAACTAAAAAAAAACAAGGCATTTTTAGCCCGTTTAAGCGATTTTAAAAAGATCGCAAAGGGTAAAGTATGTCTTTTTGTAGGAGGTTAGACAATGGAAATATCAAAGGGTGAATATGTAATTTCATGTGTTGCTAGAGATACTTTAGTTAATGAATCAACATTAATGGACGATCCATATTTTATAGAAGTAGCAAAAGAAATTATAAAACATTATCCAGATGTTGAAGATGTAGTAATACATTTGATCGATTGGGTTAATGAAAATTATTAAAAAGGAGGATAGACAATGTTTTATACAAAAAATAAAATTGATCAGTTGATCAAAGATACTTTTAAAAACCAAGAAGAGATCATGAACTTAATTTCAAATATTCAAGAGTGTTTAAAAATGCAACTTGAAATGAATAAGGTTTTACGATTAAGAATTGAAAAATTAGAGGAGGAAAACAATGAGCAACACATACAATGACCAATTTTTAGAAAATAGATATGAGTTATATATTGAAGCTGGATACAGCCCAAAGGACGCAGAAATTATGGCCTGTGAAGATTTAGAATATGAGAACTATGATCATGTACCAGAGGAGGAAGATGATGAGTAAAAAATTTGATCTAGAATCCAGAAAACAATATTATATGGAGAATCTGGGAATTAAGGAAGAAGAAGCAAAAGAATTAGCAAGAAGGGATTTATTTGATTTAGAATTTGATTGGAATGCTTATTCTGATCTAAAGGAGGAAGATGATGAAAAATAAATTTAGAGAATTTAAAGAATTTTGTGAAAAAACAAAACAGCAAAATTTAAATTTTTTAGAATCAACCAAGCCTTATCATCAGGAAAATTATAATTATTATGAAGGTAAAGTTGATTTAATTACTGAAATATTAAAATTTATGGAGGAAAAAGATGACAACATTATTTGAAAAAAAATATGAAGGCGATATCCAAGGATCAACCATGCTACTAAGCAATGAAGCTGATTTTTTTGGAGTTACTGGAATCAGGCCACGTTGGATTGAGTATTTATATACTGCTGAAGACATGGAAAAAATACAAGAAGGGATTGATGAATTAGAAAATCACCTTTCCATATTTAAGGATCTAATAATAAAATACACATCAGCAAAACCAATTTTTACTAAAAAAGAAATGTCAGAGTATTTAAGTGTTAGCGAGTATGAAACTGAAAAACTTTTAGAATCATACAAAAAATTATACTTAGGAAATCAAATAAAAAATTGTGTAAAAAATACTGGTAGATGTTATTTTAGGGTGGAGATCTAATGAAAAATAAACATTTACAAGATTTTATAAAACCACATGACGTTATTTTTTATATCATAAAAAGAATTTCAAACTCAGGTCAATATAAACATATTGCTTTTTATTATATGGAAATAAATGATGATAACATTCGTGAAAATGAAAACAGGATTAAACCTTTAAATATTTCAGATCAAATAGCTATTGCTACAGGTTATAAATTTGAAAAGAAAACAGAATGTTTAGGGGTTACTTTAAACCAGGACAATCCTGCTCCATTTATAATAACTCAATTAAGTTATTCATTATTTGAAGATTATCATGCGTTAAATCATTGTCAGTTGTAATGCCACAGTTAAGAGAATATCAAACAACAGCTATTGATAAGATAAGAAACGAGTTTTCAAAAGGCAAAAAGAAAGTGCTTTTAGTTGCTCCAACTGGATCAGGCAAAACTGTTATAGCCTCTAGCATAATAGATCAAGCCGTAAACAAGGGCAAATCGTGCATGTTCGTAGCTCATAGAAGAGAACTTGTTATGCAATGTAGCCGTAAATTAGCAGATTTTAATATTTTTCATGGGGTTTTAATGGCAAATAAAAGTGAAACAGAAGAGGCACGGGTACAAGTAGCTTCTGTTCAAACCTTTACTGCACGAAAAGACAAAACATTTTTTAACAAACCAAAAGCAGATCTTATTATTTTAGATGAGGCTCACAGATCCGTATCTAATTCTTTTCAGGAATTAATTAAGGAATATCCTGAATCTTATATTATAGGACTTACAGCGACTCCGTGCAGATCAGATGGGAGAGGACTTGGTAATATCTATGATGAATTAGTTGAGGCCTCATCAATAAAAAAACTGATTAATCAAGGTTACCTTGTACCAAACAGAATATTGGCTCCAACTGTACCAGATTTAAGGGATATAAAAATTTTAGGAGGTGATTATGAAAAAAGATCTCTTGATCAAAAAATGAATACACCAAAATTAATTGGTGATATCGTAACTCATTGGCAACTTTTTGGTGAAAATAGATCCACTGTTGTTTTTGCCTCATCAATAAATCATAGTATGCAAATAGCAAATATGTTTAATAATTTTAATATACCTGCTGGACACATAGACGGAGTAATGCCTGAACTTGAAAGAGAACAACAACTTAATGATCTTGATACAGGCAAAATAAAAGTCTTATGTAACTGTCAAGTGCTTACAGAGGGTTGGGATCAACCGAAGGTATCATGTGTGATTATTGCAAGACCTACAAGATCTTATGTAATGTATCTTCAAATGGTGGGTAGATCGCTGCGACCTGCTCCAAACAAAAAAGACACATTAATAATAGATCATTCTGGTTGTGTGTATCAACACGGGTTTCCAGAAAATACTCCTTTATGGCTACTTACAGAGGATAAAATTGACATGATCCCTAAAGAACAACAACCAATAGAAAAACAACCATTTACTTGTGTTAAATGTGATACTGTTTATATGCCAAGTAAGAACAAACCTGAATGTCCAAATTGTGCATTTGTACCCACTAAAAAAGAAAAAGAATTATTAATAAAACAAGGCCGACTTGTTGAACTTAAAAAAGAAGAGCCTAAGTATACCACTTTAGACAAACAGATCTTTTATGCAGAACTAAAATATTATGGTAAAGCAAAGGGTTATAAGACTGGGTGGGCTGACTGGACTTTTAAGGAAAAGTTTGGTCATTTTCCACATAGCAAACAAGTAGGAATCAAACAACCAACACAAGAGGTAAAGGATTACATAAAACATTTATTGATTAAAAAAGCAAAAAAAAGAGAAAAGTACAAAAAAATGACCGATTTTAAAGGCCATATGGCAAATCTAAAAGAGCCATGAATGGTATAAGTCATGTTTTTTAAGGAGATTTTATGAGTGAACAATTACAAGAATTTAAAATACAAAAGATGCGTGAATGTGCAGACAGACTAGCTGTTGCCGTATCAGAACACACATTTTTAGATCATTATCGCAAGGTTGTATTAGCTGGATTGATGAAAAAGTATATGGTACAATCTAGTGGTAAGGCATTAAGTGTAAATGCTCAAGAAAGGGAAGCACTAACTGATCCTGAATACGTAGAGTTTTTAAAAAAATTAAAAGAAGCAGAGAAAGAAAAAGTTTTTTGGCAATCACAATGGACTGTTTTTAAAACTGATTTTGAAGTCTGGAAAACAAAGTCTATAAATCAGACAGTTGAAATGAAAGCATATGGGACGTAAATTTACTGTGTCAAAATACGAATGTTGGTGGGAAGATGCTGCAAGTCATTCAGAGTGGAAAGCAAGATCTGATGCTGCAAAAGATCCACTAAGCATTTGTTTTACTGAAGGGTATTTAATTTACAGAGATGAGGATAGACACATTTTTGTTATGTCATTTACAAATGAAGATGTTGGAGATGAAATAGTTATACCAACACGCAACATTAAAATATTAAACAAGGTTGGTACAAAAACATTTTATCCAAAAGATTTTGATTATGGGACATACAAAAACTAAAAAAGAAAAAGAACATATGAATAAAGTTGCTAGATTAGGTTGCATAATATGTAGAAAAGAAGGCAATCCATTGGTAGATGCTGAGTTACATCACATTAGATCAATGACTGGATTGAGTAAACGAGCAACTAATTTTGAAGTTATCCCATTGTGTGTAAGACATCATAGGTTAGGCAAAGAGTCTTTTCATTATTCATCTCGCAATTTTTCTAGCAAATGGGGATCACAACAAGAACTTCTTGATGAAACTTTAGAATTATTAAAGCTGGAGAATGAATTATGGATATAGTAAAAAAATCAGGTGAAATACAAGAATTAAATATAGAAAAATTATACAGATTTATAAACAGAATTGTTAAAGATGATGAAACTACATGGAAAATAATAAACAAAGTTAAAGATGAAATAGCACAAAGATATTTTGAGTTTTATCCCAATCATGAAAACATGAAAGACATGGTTGAAAAGTATTTAATATTACATGAAAAGGGAAAATTAGATAATATCTAGTACCTAGCCCATATATCATTTAATTGAAAAATTACTTCTTTGTTATTTTCAGGGGGATCACAAGCCCTTGCAAATTTAAGTGCCTCCTCTCTTGCATAATCATAACTCTCGCCTCTTTTTTTTATAGCTATTAACATTTTAACTAGTTGTTCATGTCGATCACCTTTATTTGCACCATAGCTATAGTTTCCGTTATAATCTAATTTGTATGTTTTATCATAAAATATTTGCTTTTTTTGAGGCCTTTGTAATGAAAGTTTTGATTTTATTTCTTCTTTTGTGTATGGTTCTTTTTGTAATCTTTGGATTATCTTTATGGGGTATTTATCTTTTTTGTTGTGAAAAAATCCAGCAACTCTCATAACTCTAGGTAGATCTTTTACTTTAGGATCTGAATTAAATTTTTTAGCAAGTGCCTCTTGATACAAACTAAAACTTTCTAATGGCATATTAGAAACCAACCAATAACAATGATATTTACCTGGACTTGTATTAACGATCAGGTGAGGCTGTAACTCAAATCCTTTAGGGAGTGGGACACCATCAAGATCTATAAATACAGACCTCACCTTGCGAATGTGCTGACTTGTTCTTCCAAGGAGGTTGGTTTCGTTCACAGTAAAAAACACACCAGCACCTAACAAATTTAGTTTTGCAATATCATGAAAAAAATTTTTTATTGATCCATGAAACTGTTTAATTAATTTTTTATTTTTACCTTTATCACAAAATGTTTGAAACGTATGTTGCTCACCAAATGTAGATAAAAACTTATAATACATATGTTCTGTAGAAAAAAAAGGTTGTTGATAAATGTTATTTTTCATTAGTTCCCCATCTTTTTTTAGCACCTTTTTTACCAGCAACAGATTTTCTTTTTCTATTAAGTGCTTGTTCTTTTCTTTCTTCCTCTGCTTGAATACAAAATATATAATTATTTTTAAGATAAAACATATATTCTATTTTAGGCCATATTTTTTTTATTTTATCTAAACTGCAATTACACATTCTAGCAAGTATTTCATAATCAAAAGGTATTTTATAGCCAACCCAACAATGACAATACAATAAAACATAAGCACCTTGCTCCTCTAAAGACATTTTTAATCTACCTGGACTACTAATCCAATCACTAGCATAAAATTGAAAAGCTGGACTTTGTTCTGTATTAGAGGATTTACGCATAATCTATCAACCCCTTCTAATGTAACAGAAATAACTACTGCTTGTCAACACTATCTTGTTTGAAGTTGTAGGTGAAGTTGAAGGTGAAGGTGAAGAGCTATATTTTGCTATTAGCAAAACAATAGCACAATTTAACAGTCGCATAGCTTTGCTATAAAAGTGCGAGGCAGCAGGAAGATAGACATTGGAGTAGCCACCTCACACTAAGTAAAATCAACATTAAAATCAATATCAGGTCTTATGTATGTAGGATCAAAATCTCCTAGCTGTGCTATTTGAAAAGCACGAAATGGTGGAATTACCTCCCATTTTGATACAGCACCAGGTGTTATTTTTAATATTCTTGATAAATTTCTGCAGCCATATTTAATCATTATTTCTTTTTTTCTTTTTTTTGCAAGACTGTATTGGTCCATGACTGTTAAGTATAATATTTATTTTACAAAAGTAAATCTATTTGATATACTTTGGTAAACAGGAGGTAGATGTATGTCTATTATAGCAAAAGGAAATAATAATACAGATAATTTTATAAGTGTATCTTTGGGAGTTCACAAAGCAAGATGTGTAAGAATGATTGATCTTGGCACTCAAAGAAGTGAGTATCAGGGGGACGTGTCGTGGAAAAGGCAAGTACTTATTTCTTGGGAAGTGCCAAGTGAACTAACTAATAGTGGAGAACCAAAGTTAATAAGCAAGTTCTATACTTTATCTTTACATGAAAAATCTAATCTTGGTAAAGATTTAACAGCGTGGAGAGGCAGGGCATTTACAGAAATTGAAAAGCAAGAGTTTGATATAACTGCTTTGCTTGGAGTACCTTGTATGCTAAATATCGTGGATGGTAGAAATGGCAATACGAAGGTAGGTTCTGTAATGCCTTTGCAAAAGAACGATACTTTAGAGCCACAGTTTCATGAAAATCTACACTTTAGTATAGATGACTTTCAAAATGGCTCAAATGAGGCCTTTATGGCTCTTTCAGAGGGTATACGCAATATAATACTAAGAGCTAAAGAGTTAGAAAATATTAATACAGCTGTTGATAATGAAAATAACGGTGCTGACATTGGAGATGTACCTTTTTAATGAAACTAACAAACCATTCTAAGTTGCCAGAAACTATTGTACGAGCAATAGAAAATGATCCTTACAGTTCAGAAGGCTCTGACATATCTGTAACTAGACTCATAGCACCACCTAGAATAAGAGTGTTGGAGCAAAGACATTGGAATGAGTTAGAAGAAGATGTATCTGATAAGATATTTACTCTTATTGGATCATCTGTGCATCATATTATAGAACGAGCTGTAACTGATAATGACATATCAGAACGCAGATTATTTGTAGATATAGATGGTTGGAAACTTAGTGGTCAATTTGATCTACTTACAGCATCAGGTGATCTTATTGACTTTAAGGTTACATCAGCATGGTCTGCTCTTGAAGCACTAGAAAAAGGTAAGTCTGATTGGGAAAGACAACTTAATGTATTAGACTGGTTAATTAGATGGAATGACACAGAACTTAGAAATAAAAAAGGAAAAGAACTAGCTACAAAAAAAATGTATATAATGGCTATCTTGCGTGATTGGTCTAAAATGAAAGTTATGACATCTGATAACTATCCTAGAAAACAAGTTGTTATGATACCTATAAACAAATGGTCATCTAAAGAACAAGACAAGTATGTAAAACAAAGAATTAGATTGCATCAACTAGCAGAGATACAAGGTGAGGATCTTATGTTATGCACTCCAGAGGAAAGATGGAGAAAAGAAACTACATATGCTGTTATGAAAAAAAATAGAAGGACAGCAGCTAGAGTCTTGTCCAGTAGGAAAGAAGCTATGAAATGGATAGAGGACAATCATTTAAAATATGGTGTAAATGCTACTGTCATAGAGAGGAAGGGCCAAGATGTCAAATGTGAAAACTATTGTAGGGTTAACAAATTCTGCAGTTATTATCAAGACACAGCTTTTTAATTATGGTAGTAAAAAGATACAACAAACCTCTAAGAGAAGTAAGGCCAGATGAGAATAAATTTTATCAAGGAAACGATAAAGATAAAAAACATTATTGGTTAACACCTCCTGAAATTTACATTCCTCTTGATCAAGAATTTAATTTTGATTTTGATCCTTGTCCTTATCCTCTACCAGAAGGATTTGATGGATTAACCTGTGAGTGGGGTAAATCTAATTATGTAAACCCCCCTTTTGGATCAATTATTCATGAAGGCAAAAAGAAAGGACCAACAGCATGGGCAAGAAAGGCTATGGCTGAAGCTGATAAAGGAAAAGATGTTGTGTTTTTATATCCTATAGATAAATGGATATTAATGTTGCTAGAGTATGGTGCTAAAGTTCGTAACTTAAAAGATATTAAATGGTTGGCAACAGAAGATAATACTCCAGGCAAAGGCCTAGGTAGGCACATAGCTTGTTTTGTTTTAAAAGGAAAAATAGATTGAACGGTAGTGCCACTCTCGTATGCTTTCTTCGTTGTCAATCTATGGGTATATTTTAAACAATGACAAAAAAAATATCAAGACCATTTATTGCAACTAAAGATCCTATGGTAAGAGATATACTACAACGTATGTCTGATAGATCAGATGAAGGTCTTACTAAATACAAAGTAAATATGGAAATGGCAAAGAAACCATTTAGCAAATGGATAGATGATGTGCAAGAAGAAGCATGGGACATGATTGTCTACTTAGAAAAAGTAAGACAAGTTTTAAAAAAAAGTAAAATAATATAACTGTTGATAAAATGTGGACAATTTGTTAATATTGGATATGTACAACAGGGTGCTTGTTATAAGTGATTTGCACATACCTTATCATCACAAAGATGCGTTTGCATTTTTATTAGAAATTAAAAAACAATTTAAACCTGATTTTATAATTAACATAGGCGATTTGTTAGATTTTCATGCTATGTCTATGCACGATCATGATCCTGATTTGCCTAGTCCTGGTGATGAAATGACTAGAGCTAGAGAGTATGTTAAAGAATTAGAATCTATCTTTCCTGAAGTTGTAGAAGTAGAGTCAAATCATAGTTCTATGGTATATCGTAGAGCATTAAAGTCTGGTATGAGTAGACAGTTTTTAAAATCATATGGTGAGTTTTTAGGCACAAAAAAATGGACATGGCAAGACGACTTAACTATAACTTTACCGAACAAACAAAGATGTTTTTTTACACATGGTAGATCTGCAGATGTATTAAAAGTATCACAGTCTATGGGTATGAACGCAGTACAAGGACATTACCATACTAAATTTTTAATATCATGGTGGGCTAACCCAGACAATTTATTTTTTGGCATGAATGTAGGATGTCTTATTAATCAAAAAAGCCTAGCATTTGCTTACGCTAAAAATTTTAAAACAAGATTCATACTAGGCTGTGGTATGATTATTGATGGTATACCTAAACTATTACCAATGGTTTTAAATAACAAAGGTAGTTGGATAGGCAAATTAGTTTAAATCCAATATAATAAATAAGAATAAGCTCCAAAGATTACTACTACATACAGTTTTTGTATAACAGAAAAACCTTTCCATGCTGCCTTAACAGATTTCCAGAAATGTTTTTTAAGTGCATCTCCAATAACTTCTGCAGCATCTTCAGTAAAGTCTTTAAGCTCTTCTTTAATTTTTTCTTTATCTAAAGCCATGATACCTCCTTAATTTTTTAATGGGTTTTGTATTGTAATTCTAAATTCACTAAGACTTGTTTCTAAAACAGCTATTCTTTTTTCTAACACAGATATTTCTTTTTGCATAGTCTTTATTGTTTTAGTAGATTTTGATTGTTCTAATTCGTCTAGCCTGTTATTAAATACACCCCATGTATAGAAGCCTCCTCCAATTGTTGAGATAACTCCTATAAGGACTATATATTTTTTTAATGATTCTAATATATCCATATTACCTACCTATTTTTTTCTGTGTTGCTTTGTGTGCTGCAGTAAAACTTTTACCAGCTCTCATCATTTTTTTCATCATAGTCATATGTTTTGTTGTATGATGTTTGCTATGTTTTTTTAGTGTAGCTTTTTGCCTGTCTGTTAATGCTGCCATTAATAACCTCTTATTTTTCTTAGCTCTTGTTCAGCTATTTGTCTTTTTATTGTAGCATTTCTAAGTTTATTTTGATAGTCCTTTACAGGATCATTCATAGAAATAGCTGCATACTTTTTGTTATCAGTATAAATCTTTTTAGTATACTCATCAAGTGTTCGTAGATCCTCGTAAGTATTGCCCTCATATATAGCTCTGTTATCTGTGTATTGTTTGTAATAACTAGATATATCTACTTGTTGTTTCTCCATGGACTCAGCAACAATAATATTAGTAGCAGCTAGTTGTTTATCTATGCCTTTTACTTTGACTGCTACTTGTGCCTGTACGTCTTGCACATCTACTATTGCCATACTGTTTGCCTCAGGTTGTTCACCTTGAGGTTCTTCCTGAACTGTTGCCACAGAGGTACTTTCAGTCTGTTCAGGTTGTTCTTCCATGAACTCTTCTGTAGCTGCAGTAGTTTCTGTAGGCGTTTCTTCTGTAGGTTCTGGCTCTTCTTCAACAATTTCTGGTCCTCCAAATACCTGTAATATTTCTACTTCTTCAAACTCTTCTTCTAAAGTTTGGATCTCTTCAAATACTATCTCTTCTTCTAATGGTACTATACCTAACTCCTCTAATGCAATAGGCATAGGTATAAATTCTTCTATAAAAACTGGTTCTTCAAACAACTCTTGCCACTCTACAAACTCTTCTATTACATCTTCTATCTCTTCTATAGTTTGTTGTGGTATTACAGTAGGGTTATAAGTCATGGTAAGTTTAGCACCTAATAAATTAGGACCACCTAAATTTACAGAACTACCTCCGTCTACACCTTCCCATTCCCAGTAGAACTGGTTACTGCCTGTACCTGTGTAGCTAACAGAATCCTCATACTTAAAAGCATTGTTGCCATATCCAGCATCATTGTTTCTAGTTTGATTTACTATGGCTAAAGTATTGCCTTCATCATCTAATATCTTTACTGTTGTTGTGTAACTGTCTTGCCCTGCTCTAGATTGACCACATTGCCAGGCAGACCCTTGCCACTCACAGTTCTGCACTATGGTAGTAGAGTCAAGTGTAATACCATTGTCTAGTTGCTGTTGGGTAGCGTGGTCAGTTAGGTTACCAGTATAATTAATACTACCTGTACCTGTAGTTTCTAACTCACCACCCCAGTCTCTTACAGTTCCTACTACATTAAATCCATTTGTAGATACACTAGGTATTGTGTTGTCTACGTTTTGATAAGAACTTGAGCTGCCTGTACCATTTGGTAACAGGTTTTCTGTGGTTACGTTTCCTGCAGTGGCTGCCCACGTTATCAAGAATGCAATTAACAATAAGAAACCACATTTAATTATCGTCTCCATATAGTTGATACTCCGTTTGTATTGGTTTAAATTCTGTTTTTCTATCTATAGCTGCTCTTCGTTTTAATTTCTGTACGTACTTATCATAGTCAGGTCTTTCTACATCATACTTCTTCCATTGCTCCGTTGCTGCTTCACCTATCTGTCCTTCGAATGGACAAGGAGTTCCAGCGTTTTCCATAGCACTAAACACTCTATCATCTTGACACAGTATAGCTATACTAGCTACACGCATATTAAAATCATACAGTAATTTACTAAGTTTCATTCTTTCACAATTCTCATCTATTATATAGCTTCCTGCTGCTACTCCAAAACCAGTTACTTGCATTGATCCTGACAAACCTACTATACACAAGTCTTGTGAATAACTACTCATGCTAGGTGCTATTGCAGAGCTTACTGGTATTGCTTGACTTTCTGTCGTGTTACTCGTGCTATTGGTCGTGGTGTTAGTTTGACCTCCTGAGTATGTGTTCGTGGTCGTTGACGTGTAACCACCCGATATAGACGTGTTACTGCCTGAAGTATTGGTCTGATTAGACGTACTATTATCTGTCGCATATACACCTATGGTTAAAAATAAAAAAATAATTATATGTTTCATTTCTTTCCAAACATACCAGCTGCTGGTTTAAGTCCATATATAGCTCCAAAAATACCTATCAATAACCATTGATACCATTGAGGTAATCCATTAAAGTATTGGAAGAACAGATCTAGCTTTTCTTTCATCATGTCATCACCAAAAAATACAGCATATGCTAGTACCAGTATAGGTAATGATACAATGACAAGAACAAACTCGTCCTTCCATCCATTATTATTATCTGCTCTTACTTGAGCTTGGTAGTCTATCTCTCCCTGAGCCATGCGATACATATGGTTGCGTTCTGCCATAGCTTCGTATTTCTTAGTTTCTTGTCTTTGTTTAAAACAATCTACTGCTGTTGATACTACTGCTCCTAACAATCCAAACATTATGTACTCCTTAAAATTAGCTCTCTTATTACAATAATCATTTGTGTACCCACCACTAAGGCAACAGTCCATATTATTTTTTTAATATTATTAATATCATCTTCTATGTGTCGTAGATGATTTTTTTCTATAGTTTCTATAGATTTGTGTATCAAACGTATATCACCTTTCATGCGTTCAATCTCTACAGTCAACTCGTTATTGCTCAACATGTTCGGCATCACAATCCTCGCACATATCATTACATTCACAGTCTGGATATGCGTCTTCACAGATCACATCATCAGAATAGATATCTCCATCTTCAGGTTCTGTTATTTCTAGTATATCGTATATACCTTCCATGTCATCTTCTAGTTTTTGTATTCTTCTTAACAAATTATCTATTATTGACATTAGTTTGTTCTCCTATATATATAAAATTCATATCCTTCGATATTATATAGTGTACCTGTGTCTGTAAAACCAAGCGAGTTTTTACACCATGCTTGTACTAAAACATTGGATTTAGGAGGTTCACACAGGGTTATAGGTATATTCCAACTATCTCTAAACCAGTTCATAAGGTTAATAGTGGCTTCCGTATGTGCTGTGCCAGAGTTATCTCCTGTTACACAAGCTATAGATACTGCATCTACATCTAGTGTATATTCTGTTCCTTTAAAATTTTCTCCAGCTCTGTGTATACTGTAATGCCATACCATAGGGATAGATGAATCATAGATTATTTTTTCTTTATTAAGTATGTCTGTGTCTGTTACTCCCTTAAAATAACTAACTGACGTAAATAAATCATATGCTGCTTGTGCTTCGTCTGTTGTCATATGATGTGGCTCGTTAGTTGTCATATCTATATAGTTACTAGGCACAGGGTTAGCATCACTATTTATTACTTTTATTATTACTCCATTTTCAGTTACTGCATATTTTTTCATTAATCAATGTACTCCCATTCAAAAACAATTAAACCACTGCCACCAGCAGAACCATTAGCACCACCATTGCCATTACCACCTGAGCCACCTACTCCAACACTATAAACATAATTAGCACCTTCAGCAGTAAAATTAGTAAAACTAAATTTTATGGCAGCACTACCACCGCCACCAGCTCCACCTCTACCTGAGCCATTTCCAGCACCACCTGCTCCACCATTACCTACCCCTGCTTGATATACTGATTCTGTATTTCTTGCACAAACTCCACCAGCTTCCCCAGTTGAGTCTGTGTCCATATTACTTCCAGCATTACCTGCTACATTATAAACTTGGTTGTTTCCAGTTCCAGTGCCTCCAGCAGCTCCACCACCATTACCATTTCCTGTAGCATTACCTTTTCTACCAAAGCCATTACCTAAAGATAAATTTATACTTACTCCAGTTCCATCCGTACTACCAGTTACAGTACATGAAGTACCACTACCATCTGTACCTGCACTACCATTTCTATGACCTGATTTAACATCAAATGAACCACCACCTTGTCCACCACCACCACCAGCCCACATATAAATATTTAAAAAGTTATAAAATTTACCTGCCTGAGTGTTAAAAGTAGCGTTAGTACCTGATGTAAATGAAGAGCTACCTGTTACTAGAACAATAGCTGTTGCTGCTCTTTGTCCAAAAGCATTAGCACTTGCTTGTCCTATTGTTGTAATTATTGGTGCCATTATGCGAACTGTGTCTGGCTTGTCAGCATTGTGAAAGCTGCATCTCCTGTTTTAATTATAGTATATGTATATACATCTATGCTGTTAGCATTACCAGCTGAGTATGCAGTGCCTCCTTGATTCTTTGGAGTAATGCTACTACCATCTACTTGGAAAGCATTATTGTATTTAGCTGAACTACCATTTGTAACTAAAAATACTGCAGTAACTACATCACCTGTGTCCATAATACTATTTAATGTTGTACTACCATCTCCTCTAAAATTAACTGTAAAGTTACCACTTGCATCACTAGTAAAATATAATATTGATTGCGTTTTTAGATCATAATTAATAGTACCAGTTGCAGCAGTCGCTGATATGGTTGCAGTTTCTTGCACGTGTTTTGTTAGCGTAGCTGAATCTAATGTTTTATTTGTTAAAGTATCAGTTGTTGCTCTACCAACTAATGTGTCTGTAGCAGATGGCATTGTTAATGTATTGCTACCACTTGCTTGATTTAATGATGCAATAACAGGTGTAGTTAAAGTTTTATTTGTAAGTGTTTGTGTTCCATCATTTAATGTTACATTTGAACTAAGTCTAGCATCAGCTAGTGTTCCTGATGAAATATCACTAGCACTTGTTGCAGTTGGTGCTACAGCTGCCCATGATGAACCACTATATACTTTTAATTCATTTGATGAACTATTAAAATATAATGCACCTGTAATTAAAGAATCTCCATCATTGTCGGCAGAAGGATCAGAAGATTTAGCTCCTAAATATCTATCATCAAAATTATCAAAACTAGATGCTGCACTTGTTGCACTTGATGCAGCTGCAGTCGCTGAGTTACCAGCATTTGTTGCTGAAGTAGCTGCATTAGTAGCTGATGTACTAGCTTCACTAGCTTTTGTTGTGGCAGTAGATGCACTACTACTAGCACCACTTGCACTTGAAGCTGCTGCTGTTGCTGATGATGCAGCATTAGTAGCAGACGTAGCTGCTGCTGTAGCTGAATTACTAGCATTGGTTTCACTTGTGGCTGCTGCAGTTGCTGAATTACCTGCATTAGTTTCAGATGTTGCAGCATCAGATGCTTTAGAGGTAGCTGTAGTTGCAGAACTAGCAGCAGAAGTAGCTGATGATGCTGCTGCAGTTGCACTATTAGAAGCATTAGTTGCCTGTGTACTTGCTGTACTAGCTGAAGTAGAAGCATTTGATGCACTTGTAGATGCTTCAGATGCTTTTGTTGTTGCTGTAGTAGCTGAAGAGGCAGCTGCTGTCGCAGAAGTAGATGCACTGGTAGCACTTGTTGCTGCACTTACAGCATCTACTAATAATGCAAAATGGTCTGTATCTGTTAAAGAATCTCCTACAACTGCATCTGCTATACAAATATATACGTTGTTCAGTTCTGATGATGTTGTTGATTTTATTATATCTCTTTGCACATAGGCTTCAGTAGTTACTGTAGCGTCTGTACCCTTAAAAGTACCTAGTTCTTGTGTAACTGAAATTTCACCACTTGTATCAAAAGCAAGAATTTTACTTGCTCTATCAGTAGCAGATGTGGTAAAGTCAGTAGAGGTCATAGTATTTGTTCTGGAAATTTTTATGCTTCTATCTATTTGTTCTTGAAGTTCTTGTGCTATTGCTAAGTTTTTATCAAATGCACCTTCTACAGAGTCTGCTGTAAATGGATCATTTTCAACAAGATCAAGTGTTTGTGTTTGTGTTGTAGATCTTCTAATAACTACTGTTTCCGTAGCTGTAGGTATATGTCCAGATTCAAAAACTACATTACCACCTGATGCGTTACCAGCACCAGTTACGGTATAATGTGTTGTTAAAGTTTTTACAGTTTCTGTACCT